CCTTGCTGGTCGTAAGTCTGAGATGGCTTACCAGTTGGCTAAAGCATCTGCTGAGATCAAGCGCGACATCGAGACCATCATCACAGCAAACCAAGGTCAGGCAGCAGGTACATCTGGCTCTACTGCTCGTAAAATGGGTTCGTTGCTCTCGTATATCAAGACCAACACAAGCAAGAATCCTACTGCTACAACTGGTGTAGACCCAACAACCCTTGGTGTTTCTACTCGTACAGATGGTACAACTCGTACATTTACCGAAACCATCCTCAAAGATGTTATCGCTAAAGTGTTTGCAAGTGGTGGTACACCATCAGCATTGTTTGTTAGCCCTGCATTAAAGCAAGTTGTATCAGGCTTTACTGGCTTGGCTGCTCAACGCTATCAAGTGCCTACGAATGGTCAAGCAACTATCCTAGCAGGTGCTGATTTATATCAGTCCGACTTTGGTGTATTGCAGATCGTTCCTAACCGCTTTATGCGTACTCGTGATGCGTTGATCCTTGATCCAGAATATGCAGCATTGGCATATCTGCGACCATTCCAGACCAACGACATTGCTAAAGTAGGCGATTCTGACAAGAAACAAATCTTGGCTGAATTGACCCTCGAAGTTCGCAATGAAGCTGCTCATGGTGGTGCTTTTGACTTATCTTGATAAATAGTAGATAAGTTGTAGAATAGGGGGTGGGCAAAACCTGCCCCCTTTCTAGGAGTCTTTATGTCAGAACTCGGCAAACGAGGTAATTTAGGAGTAGTAAACGGAGTAGTAAAAACAGCCTACGCAGATGGCGAGGGCGGTCTTATTATTAAAACAGAAACACAGTTAGACGATTTTATTGACCACACAAAGGCTCAATACAATCAGCGTAGTGAAAAGACAGGATGGGGAGACTCTCCCTTAGATGTAAAGAATAAAATAGCATCATTACCTTTAGAGATTATTGAGACTCTAAATGTAATGGGAATTATGCGAGGCTATCATATTACCGACCAAAAAGCCCTCAAGAAGTGGCTAAATAACCCTGATAACAAGGTATTTAGAACAAGGGGGGGTCAGGTATGAGGATTGCCATATTAATCCCTGCTAGAGGGCAAATGGAGGTCGCTACAGCGTTTGATTTAGTAGCAATGTGTGCGTATACCATTAAGACCACAAAACACGATATAGACCTGTTTACTAGCTCTGGAACGCTAATATTCGATCAGCGTAATAGCTTAGTAAAAACAGCTTTAGAAATAAAGGCAGACTATCTACTGTTTGTAGATGCAGATATGAGGTTTCCCAAAGATACCTTAAAAATATTAATGGCTCACGATAAAGATATTATCGGGGTCAACGCAACTACACGATCTGAACCTGTTAAACCGACAGCAAAGAATATTGTCCTTCAAGAGGATGGTTTAGTAGATTGGATGCCGATTTATTCCAATGTTAAATCAGGCATTGAGAAAGTTGATGGCATTGGGTGCGGAATTATGTTGATTAAACGCAAAGTAGTTGAAGATATAGAAATGCCTTGCTTCTACTTTGAGCAACTTGGTAACAACAAAATACTAGGTGAAGATATTTACTTTTGCATAAAAGCAAAAGATTCAGGATTTGACACTTGGGTAGACCACGATCTATCCAAACACATAAAGCATATTGGGCAGTATGTCTATGGATGGCATAACATCGAACTACCAAAAGATTAGGAAATCATGGCTTACACAAACTTTACCGATCTCAAAGCATCGGTGGCTAACTACTTAGGTCGATCAGACTTAACATCGGTTATCCCCGATTTTATTAGCTTTGCAGAGCTACGCATGGCTAGAGATTTACGCACTCGGCAGATGTTACAGTCAGCTACTGCGTTAACAGTAAGTGGTGATGGCAAAGTAGCCTTACCAACAAACTTCTTAGAGATTCGGGATTTACATATCCAAGGCAACCCAAGATACCCAATTACCTATATGTCTCCTAGTACATTTACTAGGGATGCTCCAGCAGACGAGAGTGGCAAACCAATTTATTACACAATCCTGGCAACCGAGTTTGAGTTAGCACCAAAGCCAGACACAGCGTATACATTGGAGATCCTCTACTATGCTAAACCTACTGTATTGTCTACTGGTAATGCAAGCAATGTATTTCTTGCTAATTATCCAGATGCTCTCCTCTATGCCTCTCTTTTAGAAGCAGAGCCATACTTAATTAACGATGCAAGAAGTCAGACATGGGCAACCCTGTACGACAGAGCAATTAAAAACATATCCGATGCAGATCAAAATGGCGAGTATTCGGGTGTTCCATTACAAATGCGCGTAACTTCACGATAAGGAAATACCATGGCTGAAATGTCAAACTACCTAGAGAACGCACTAATCAATGCAACTCTAAGAGCAACAACCTTTACCTCTCCTACAACAGTTTATGTTGGTCTCTACACTAGCGACCCAACAGATGATAATACAGGCACAGAGTGTACTGGCGGTTCTTATGCTCGTAAATCTGCTACCTTTGGCGCGCCTAGCAATGGTGCATCGGTAACTACAGCAGACATTACATTTGACCAAGCCACAACCTCTTGGGGAACGATTAGTCATATCGGTATCTTGGATGCACTTACTACTGGTAACCTTTTGTATCACACACCACTTACGACATCTAAGGCAATTGACACAGGCGATATTTTTAAGATTGCATCTGGTAGCCTTTCAGTTACCCTAGCCTAATGGCATTAACTCTCGAACAGTTAGATCAGTTCGGGACTTTAGAGCAAGTACCATACTCATTCGATCATACTTGGGAAACAGATCAAGTATGTGGTGATTGGAGATTAGAGGACATGGATTCCCTTGGGAATCTAGACCAACTCAATATCTCGTTTGATGATCCTGTATGGACTACTCTGTGTGTTAAGTTCCCCTCTGCATCTATCACAGCAGATGCCACAGTCGGTGCGGATGGTGTTCGCCAACGCACAGGTGAGGCACTTGTTACAGCAGATGCTTCTGTTGTTGCAGCAGGACAAACAACAAGAAATGCTAGTGCAGACATAAGTGCAGATGCAACAGTAGTAGCTGATGGATCTGCTATCCGTACATCATCGGCAGACATAACAGCCAATGCTTCTATTACAGCAGAAGCTATTAGGGTATTGGTCGGAGAAGGGATAGTAAATGGAATCGCAACAGTTGATGCAACAGGAATTGCAATACTGGTCGGATCTGCTGATGTCAATGCAGAGGCTAGTGTACAAAGCACAGGTATTCGAGTTAGAACAGGTGATGCGACAATTACAGGCAATGCAAGTGCAGAGTCTGAGGCTATTCGGGTTAGAACATCTGTTGCAGAAATAACAGGCACAGCAACAGTAACAGCACTTGGTGGTGTAGAGTACGCTGGTGTAGGCATCATTATTGCCAATGCGTATGTAGATGCACAAGCACAAGCAGTTTATTCTGCTAATGCAGTTATTACAGCAAATGCCACAATCGTAGCAAGTGGTAATAGATTAGGCGATAATTGGACAGCCGAGACAGCAGGGTCAGAGGCTTGGACAGGAATATCAGCTAGTTCTACAACCTGGACAACAGCATCAGCAGGATCAGAGTCGTGGACAGCTATTACAGCTACAACGACAACTTGGTCAAATATATCTAGCGGAAACTCACAATGGCAATAAGTAGAATAAATTTCGGGGAGTGGACTCCAGATCAGCCAGGCATTACTAATGGTCTAAGACGAGCAGAGAATGTTTACTCTAAACTCGTTGGGTATGGTGCTTTGCCTACAGTAGTAGATTACTCGGCATCGGCATCTGAGAACCTTAACAATGTAGTTGCAGGCAAAACAACTGTAGGAGCTACATTAGTATTTGCTGGTGGTTCTACAAAATTATTTAAACTAGATGCTGCTGATTTGTCATTAGACAATGTATCTAAATCAGGAAACTATACAACTCCTACAGATCAGCGTTGGAGGTTTACACAGTTTGGCAATGTAATTATTGCAGCAAATGGTCAAGCAAAAATACAAGGGTATAACTTAAATAGTGCTTCTTTGTTTGCAGACCTATCAGCAGATGCACCAGATGCAAGATATGTAACAGTAGTAAGAGACTTTGTAGTATCAGGACACCAAACTAATTACTACAACAGAGTTCAATGGTCAGCATTAGGAGACGAGTCTAGTTGGGCTACATCTGCAACTACCCAAGCAGACTTCCAAGATATTCCCGATGGTGGTTCTATTGTCGGTGTAACAGGCGGTGAATATGGTCTGATATTAATGGATCGTTCTATTCATCGTATGTCGTATGTTGGCAGTCCGTTAGTCTTTCAGTTTGACAACATCAGCAGAAACTTAGGATGCTACGAGGCTAACTCAATTATTCAGTATGGCGGTACAACATTCTTCTTAGGCGATGATGGATTCTACGCTTGTGATGGACAGCAGATTATTCCAATTGGTAACGAAAAAATAAACAGGTTCTTTTTTGATAATGTAGATGAAGGTACTCTATACCTTATGTCTGCTGCGGTAGACCCAACAAAGAAGTTAATTATTTGGGCATATGCTTCTAATAGTTCAGCTACTGCGGATAGTCTTTTAATCTACAATTTTCAGACCCAACGATGGACAAGTGGTACGACTACTGTAGACAGAATTGCATCTACCTCTACTCCTGCCGTTACTTTAGAAGGCATGGATGTTTATGGAAACCTAGACACCATTTTGACCACCTTTGATAGCCGACTTTGGCTTGGTGGCAGACTACTGCTAGCTGGTGTGGATGGTGCAAAAATTGTTACCTTTTCAGGTGCTAACGCTACAGCTTACATAGAAACAGGCGATATAGAAGTGCCAGGATCTACCTCATCTATTACATTAGTAAAACCTACTGTTGAAGATGGCTCTGGTAGCGTGGCTTTGCTATCTCGTAGGCTTTTAACAGAGTCCACAGTATTTGGATCACAAACAGCAGCAGATGCCGAAAATAGAGTGTCTGTGCGTGGTGTTGGTCGCTATCATCGTCTACAATTAACCCCTACAGGTAGTTGGACATCCGCAGTCGGAATGGACATAGATTTAAGCCCTCTAGGAACT